CTAATTGTCCTTTAGGAAAATGGTAAATGTCATCAGTATTTAAATTAAAAACGAAGAGCCACCTTGAATCTCCTATGTTTTTCGGAGAATCAGTAGATATAGCAAGATATGATACAGTTAGATACCCGCAGTTTGAGAAGATTACAGATAAACAATTAGGTTTCTTTTGGAGACCAGAAGAAGTTGACTTATCAAGCGACCGCAAAGATTTCCACGACTTAAATGATTTTGAACAGCACATCTTCACATCAAATTTAAAACGACAAATCTTATTGGATTCAGTACAAGGTAGATCTCCTAACCTAGCATTCTTACCGATAGCATCAGTTCCAGAACTCGAAGTGATGGTTGAAACGTGGGCATTTTTTGAGACTATCCATTCACGTTCCTATACACATATCATTAGGAACATCTATGCAAATCCTTCTAAAGTATTTGATGAGATCAAAACTATACAACCAATTTTAGATTGTGCTGAGGATATTTCCAAATACTACGATGATTTTATTACAGCTTCACGACACTATGAATTGTTGGGTGAAGGTGTACATACAGTTAATGGTCAAACCATTACTATTGACATGTATGAATTAAAGAAAAAATTATTCCTTTGTTTATTGAGCGTATACATACTTGAAGGTATTCGCTTCTATGTTTCCTTTGCATGTTCATGGGCATTTGCTGAACTTAAAAAGATGGAAGGCAACGCTAAGATCATTAAGTTTATCGCACGCGATGAGAACGTACACTTAGCAGCAAGCACTACTATTATTAAACATCTTATTAAAGATGACAAAGATATCGAACGTATTCGTCAAGAGACTGAAAAAGAAATAAACGATATGTTTGTATCTGCAATAGAACAAGAAAAAGAATGGTCTAAGCATTTATTTAAAGATGGCTCGATGATTGGTTTGAATGAGAAATTATTAGCCGATTACGTCGAGTGGATTGGTTGTCGTCGTATGCGTGCATTAGGGTACCATTGCCCATACACAGTTTCACAATCAAATCCACTCCCTTGGACAGAGAAGTGGATCTCAGGCGGTAATGTACAAGTTGCACCACAAGAGACTGAGATTACTTCATATATAACTGGTGGTGTTAAACAAGATGCCACCGCAGATTCATTAAAAGGATTATCATTATGATTACTATGTACTCAAGGACCGTATGTCCTTATTGCGATCAAGCGAAAGCACTGTTAGACTCTAAGAACATTGAATATAAGGTTGTTAACATCGAAAAAGATGCAGATGCTAGAACTTTCTTAGCTTCTCAAGGTCTTAGATCAGTTCCACAAATCTATGAATCAGAAACATTGATTGGTGGTTTCGATAAACTAAAAGAATGGGTATCTCTAAACGAGATAGTCTCAAACATAAAACTATGACAAAAAAGATACACGAATGCCAAGAGTGTGGTGTAGAAGCCACAATAGAATTTGATTATGATTCAGTCGTAGAAGAACCACAGTACTGTCCGTTCTGTGGGTCATCATATATAAAAGAGGAATTAGAAGATGATGTTAACCTCTTGAAAGGTGATGGGTTCGACGATGACATGGATTTACAATGGTAAGCCTTACGAACTAGGCGAGCAGACGCACAAAGAAGTATATGGTTTTGTTTACCTAATTACTGATTTAAAAACAAACAAACAGTATGTAGGTAAGAAACTATTTTGGTCTAGTAAAACCAAACAAGTTAAAGGTAAGAAGAAGCGACTTAAAGTAGAATCAGATTGGAAAACCTATTATGGATCCAATAAGTTATTGCTTGAAGAGCTTGAAAAGAATGGTGCAGATCGTTACAGACGAGAGATCCTACACTTATGTGCAGGAAAAGGAGAGTGTAACTATCTAGAGGCATATGAACAGTTTACTCGCGGAGTATTAACCAGCGACCAATACTACAATGATTGGATCATGGTTAAAGTTCATAGGGCCCACATAAAGGGTTTACAACAGACAAAAACTGTGGTATAATTATACTATGATTATTATTGATTATTCGCAAATTTCTATCGCATCTTTCTATGCTCAGCCAAATGCTGAACTTAGTGAAGACTTTCTAAGACACATGATCCTAAATAGTATTAGGATGTATTCACACAAGTTTAAGAAAGAATACGGCGATATCGTTATAGCTTGTGATGGTGGAAAATCTTGGCGTAAAAGCTATTTTCCACAATACAAAGCACATCGTAAGAAAGCTCGTGAGGATAGCGGTTTAGATTGGAACCTATTCTTTGAATATCTGAATCAGATACGTGAAGAGATTAAAGAAAACTTTCCATATAAAGTTATCCATCTCGAACACATTGAAGCTGATGATGTCATAGCAACTTTAGTTAAAGAGACACAAGAGTTCGGTAAGAATGAACCAGTAATGATCATATCATCTGATAAAGATTTTATTCAATTACAGAAATATAAAAATGTTAAACAGTTCTCACCAGTCCAGAAGAAAATGGTTACAGACCCGAACCCTCACCTATACTTGTTTGAGCATGTTCTTCGTGGCGATAGCGGTGATGGTATTCCTAATGTCTTATCTAGTGATAACACCTTTGTGGATGGTTTGCGACAAACTCCTATCACTCAGAAAAAGATCGATGCTTGGCTAGAAAAAGCTGAAGACATTAAATCTGCAATGGATGACGAGACTTATAGAAACTATCAAAGGAATAAATCATTGATCGATCTTGACATGATTCCAGAGGACTATGTAGACTCAATCAAATACTCATATGATAATCAAACTCCTCCACCACGTGCGAAGATGTTGGATTATCTTATAAAGAAACGTTGTAAAATGTTAGTAGAATCTATAAGCGAGTTTTAAATATGGCTAAAAAATTACTTGTCACCGAAATGTTAGAAGCTGTTGCTAAGGCAGAATCACGTAAAGAAAAGCTTGAGCTTTTAAAACAGTTCAATTGTTTAGAACTTCGTGATATCCTTAAAGGCGCTTTCGATGATACCATTGAATTCATCCTTCCAAAAGGAGTTCCTCCTATTAACGAAGATGAAAAGAAAAATTACGATAAGACTCGTCTACTATCAGAGACTAAAAAGTTTAGATACTTTGTAAAAGGCGGACCAGGAGATCAGGTCAACAGAGTTCGTAGAGAGAAGATGTTTATAGATATATTATACAGAGTCGACTCTAAAGAGATTCCATTGATATGCCACATGAAAGACAAAACACTTGATGGCGTATATAAAGGTGTCACTAAAAAATTAGTTCAAGAAGCATTTCCAGGACTCATAGTTAAATAAATATAGTATATGCTTGCACGCACCCCATCAACCCGTAAGGCCTAGATTCCCGACAGATCTAGGCCTTTTTTACTTTAGGAGAACGACAGACTAGCTTAACTTATATCATGTGATTTTTTAACCTTTCAACTTCACGGAGATATGCATGATTTTTTCCAATATAGAAAAATTAAAACGCGATTCGAGAGAGCTCGGACATTTCATACAAAAAATGCGAAAACGAGGACGAAGCGATGTTGCTGGTAGGCTTAAGATAAAAAAAGCACAGATAGACTCATACGTTCAACAATATACGGAAGAAGGAAGAGTTAACCTAGTCAATTAAGTAAAGGCGGTGATCAGATATCTCGGGAGGTTCACAAGACCTCCCGTTATTTTTACAAACCCAAAAGGAGAATATATCATGGAAGATAAAAAAGAAAAAGTAGTAGTAGAAGAAGTAAAGGAAGTACAAGCAGAGATGCCATGCAAAGATGACGATAAAGCATGCACTCGAAGATGGATAGAATCGTTAGGTGATTGTGACGGATGATAGTTGAATTAGCAACTGTAGGCGCGATGTATATGGCTGACGCTAGCGCTGCATCACCAGTAGATTATATAAATCCTATCACAGTAGTCATTAAAGGTAGCGAGAAAATAATAGATCATCTTGAGAAATCTAAAGAAAAACAACCTCTAGTTCCTAAAGAATCATCACAAAAATTCAAGACATGGGAAAAAGAAGATTTTTATAAGGATGATAATTATAAGGACATGTGGGATCCTAACTGGATCAAAAAGTCTTAGGGTGTAGGGGCCAGGGGCCTATGTACAACGAGTTATTTTCATGGTATAATGGTTCCCATGATAATACATACACCTGCAGTAAAATCTAAAAAGCGCAAGCCAAATGCTAAGCAACGTGCCTTAGCTGAATCTTGGCAAGCGATGCTCAAAAAATACGAAACCAAACCAGTGCCAAAATCTGTCAAGCTTATGCAGCCTACTAAGGCATACGTACGCGAGACAGTACGACATCCATCGCTTAATACGAGCGGTGGTTCATGTACAAAACCCGTTCAAGGTAAAGTGTACACTGGCACTGCGATCATTGGTATCGGTACACTACACAAATCTAATGCAGTACCTATCTTCAGCAGCGAAGAAGCTGTTGAGATCTCTAAGATGCGTCGTGGTTAATCTCAGATTTTTTCCCAAAGTAAAACTGCGCGGGTGACACCCCGGGCCCCCTAACGCACCCCAAGATGAGGGGCCCCTTGGGGGACTCCTGGGACGTTTCACGGGGTGATAAAATAAAATATTTTTAAAAAGCTAATGAAATCAATAACTTGCAAGGCCAGGGGCCCCATGTACAAACTGCGTGAAATGCTGTATAATGGTTCTATAAATTGACAAAAGGACAAATATATGATACTCGTAATTAGAACACAGTTTATGGAAAACTACGGCGCACATGATTGGGACGGCGAAGGTGAATGTCCACAATATTGGAAGATGAAAGGTGGTTCAGAGTACATGATTGACAATGTACCACTCAACATCGACTATGCAGCAGTGGTCGAAATGGCAGCAGTCGAACAAAATAACGACTATGTTCGCGAGTACATTCTCGATTGGTCACTCGAAAGCGATGACTATATGTCATGGTTTGAGAAGTCTCAACTCGAGTATGATGGAGTGATTTCTTGTAAGGAACCACGTATGGACTATAACGAACTCAACGATCGTTATACAGATCCAATGGAGTATGCAGAGATGTCTGCAGACAATGATGCAATCGCTTATGGAGCTTAATGTGAGAACATATAAAGGTGTTGAATATAACGATCGTCATGGTGGACCATTTGATCGTGGATCTGCAGACAGTTGGTATAGTCGTGGCATCGATCCACACTATTATGTTGGTGCTACTCATACGACCACTCGTATTGATCTGGTGGACATGAGCAAAAA